ATAATATTCCTAGGAATATTATTGATAAATGTTTTATGAATGGAGTATCAAGAGGACCTGAATACTCTGAACAAATTGACCTATATAATGATGTTATTTTTGGGTTTCACCGTTTAGCTATCAATGGATTAGATAATATTTCGAATCAACCAATGACAATTGATAAAATTACTCTTATGTGTAATGGTGAGATTTATAATTTCAAGGAATTATTTAAAATGATTGATGTAGAACCAACTACCAATTCGGATTGCGAAATTATTATTCATTTATATAAAAAATTTGGAATGGAATATACATTGTCTCTACTAGATGGGTATTTTTCATTTATTTTATATGACGCCAGTAATATTACTGATGAAGAACCCGTAATTTATGTTGCTCGTGATTCTTATGGTGTAAGACCGCTTTATATCTTGAAACACAAAGATGATGTCGGAAATGGAGATTATATCAAAGATAATTATGATGGAAATCCGGCAAAATATACATCGAGTCATTATCCTATCATTGGTTTTGCTTCTGAACTTAAAATGTTATCTGGAATTATGAATTATAATGATAAATTATTGGTATATAAAGACCAAAACACAGGTACATATAACCGTTTTTTCATTGAACAATATCCTCCTGGCACTTACTCAAAATTGACAAAAGAAATGAAAATTCTTTCTTTTTATAACTTTGAAATTTATGCTAAAAAATACACGACTCCTTATGTTTTTAATAATAAATTTGAATTAACTCCTGCTACAACTACTGATTATTATAATGTATTTAAACAAGTGTATGAGGCATTTACTGAAGCAGTGAAAAAAAGAGTAATTGGAACTACTGACCGAAAAGTAGCATGTCTATTGTCAGGAGGTTTAGATAGTAGCTTGGTTGCTTCTTTAGTATCAAAATATTCGAAAGAACCAATTGAAACTTATTCAATTGGTATGCCTGGAGGCGAAGACCTTAAATATGCTAGAATGGTAGCAGAACATATTGGTTCAATCCATACCGAAATCATCGTCTCTGAAGAAGATTTCTTAAATTCAATTCCGGAAGTCATTCGCATTATTGAAAGTTATGATACGACTACCGTAAGAGCTAGTGTAGGTAATTATCTTGTCAGTAAGTATATTTCAAATAATAGCGAAGCTAAAGTTATTTTTAATGGAGATGGAAGTGATGAATTGATGGGTGGATATTTATATTTTCATGCTGCGCCGGATGCTCTTTCATTTGATAAAGAAACAAAACGATTAATGGATAATATCCATTATTTTGATGTTCTTAGGTCTGATAAATCAATTTCATCTAATGGGCTTGAACCAAGAACACCATTTTTGGATATTAATTGGGTAAATACATATTTATCACTTCCTTTGAAATATAGATATAACCCTGGAAAACCAGAAAAATGGTTACTAAGAAAAAGTATTGAGATGATGGCTCCAGACCTATTACCACGCGAAGTACTTTGGAGAACAAAAGAAGCATTTAGTGATGGAGTAAGTAGTAATAAAAAATCTTGGTATGAAATTATTAATGAAAATGTAGATAACATGACATTTGACGCGAATATGTATACATATTTATCTCCAAAAACAAAAGAACAGATATATTATCGTTCTTTGTTTGAACAATATTATCCAAATTGTGAAAATGTAGTTCCATATTTTTGGATGCCTCGATTTATTGATGCGTGTGATGCTAGCGCAAGAACATTGAATATTTATAAAAAATATCAAACGAATGATGAAAATCGTAGTGAAACGAATATTGAAATGGATATGTAAAATAGAATATTATTTATATAAAAATATAAAATATAAAATATAAATAAAAGTATGGTAATCATGAAATAATCAATAAAATATATAATATTTTAATCATATATTATATATTCTTATGTATGAATATTATAAAAAATTATTAAGCTGGAGTTTTTATTTATCGTATATATTATACGGATTAACTTTAATAGGTATTTATAATGTTGCTCCTGAATATTTACACACTTTAAATTTATTTATAAAGATATATGTAGCGTTATTTTTAATTATTTATTTTAGTCCATTTTCTCAACACAAAATTAACGAATTTGATAAAAATATTGTATTTACCGCAGGTATATTTTTATTAATGACAACAGCGGTTGCTGATTTATTACATCCTTTTATGGAAAGACAAATGAATGAGATTCAAAACATAAAAAATAAAGTAAATAAAAAAATAAATATAGTAAAGAGTGTAAACAATATAAACAATTCCATCACTGAGATAAACAATGTAAATGACATAAATAATCATTAATTTATATAATTTTAATATATTTTTAGTGTTTTGTTTCTTTTATATCTTGATTTAATTTTTTGACTTTTTTCATTTATTTTTTCATATAAAAAAGTATTCAAATGATACATAATTGTTTTACTAACAATATTATCAATATTTAATTCTTCATTGCTTTTATCATATATAGGTAAACGAATTGAATTCATATAGTCAATTACATTATTTACAAATGTATCTTCATTTATATAACTGTTATTGTTGTATTTTTTATAATTATAAGTATAATAACGTTCTGCCATAATTTCGTAATTTATTGTATATGTATAAGGTTTTACTTTGATATAATATACATTATCATTTACCATTCCTTGATGATGTTGGTCGTCTATAAAACAAATTTTTGTTTTTTTAGGTAATTTAGTACATTTTATGAAATCGCTGTATGTTTTTTCATGTGTCGTTCTTCCTAATTCGATTTGTTCTCCATTTACTTTAAACGCAGCAATTACTTTATCAAATAAATTATATTTTAATTTATAGTTAAAATAATCTTTTATATCTAATACCCATTGTTTTGGATTTTGATTGTTTGTATAAATCATAACTTTAATCATTGAATTACGCTGTTTCTTTCGTTTTATTAGATTTAAAATAGTTAATATATTTGGTCTTAAAAATTCTGGATATCTATCTAATATATCGTAAAAATGTTCATTTGTGATTTTTGTATTTAATATATTTTCAATTGCGTCTATAAAATAACTTAATTCTTGAAAATATCCTAACGTTTCATCTAAATCAAAAACGATTATTTTATAATTATCTGACATTGACATACATAAAGAAGAGATATAATTATTTTCTAATGAAAAATAATTATAAAAAATTTGATTAATATATATTTAGATGGAATATTTATCAAAATCAGATTATCAATCTATCTTAAATTTTTATAAAATTCCAATTAATGATAAAATGACAAATGATACTATTAAACAAAAAGCAGAACATATATTAGCTAGTAAACTATGTAAATGTATAAAAAAAGTCGATAAAACTAGAAGAAAAAAAAATGAATCTAGAGCAATCGCTATATGTAAAGACACTGTTATAAAAAAAAAAGGTTTAAATATATTTAGGTTTACATGTAAAAAAAAACCTAGATTATTTTCTAAAAAAAATAGAAAAGTCAGATTGACTAAAATTAATATATAATAACAATAACAATAAAGTAAATATTATCAATTATTTTACTATAATATAATATTATTCATGATATTATTGTCATTTTTGGCTGGGTTATCTTGTAAACTATATGATGATTTGGACGATAATATTTTTTTAAAAAAATTTAAAAATGATAAATTCATGGAATTTTTGAAAGGAATTCATTATATTGCTTTTACGGCAATAAGTATAGATGAACCAGTCTTTTTTATATTACAATATATATTTAATTTTTTACAAAAACTTACAAACAAAGAAGGATATAAAAAACCATACGAATCTTCTGTGTTTTATTCATTTTTACTATTATTATTTATAATAGACTATAAAAATATAAGTTGGTTTAATAAATACGAAACACTACTAATTCTATTTTTATGTCTTAGTTGTTTTATTGAACCGATTGTTTCATCAAGATATTTAGAACACGATAAAGAAGTTTCTAAAAATAAATTACAATTTCGTATTTGTCTACTTTTACCTATATTTGTAATATTATATTTTATTAATTCAACCGCGTTAAAGTATACACTCGTATATTGTATTGCTTATATGTTGTTATCGGCAATAATACAATATTATTCCTTATTTATTACAAAAAACACACAAAATGAAACCGAGAATGAAATCGAGAATGAAATCGAGAATGAATTAGAGAATGAAGTTAACTCGTAAAAATATAATACGTATTAAAGTTAATAAATAAATATAATGATTTAAATATGTTATTATATTTATCATTTTTGGCTGGGTTAGCTTGTAAACTATATGATGATTTAAGTGATAATATTTTGTTAAAAGAATTCAAAAATGAGACATTTATGGAATTTTTGAAAGGAATTCATTATATTTCATTTACGACTATAAGTATAAATGAACCTTTATTTTTTATAGTAAATTATGCTTTAAATTTTTTACATAGTATAACAAATCGCGAAGCGTATAAAAATCCTTATGAACATTCATTATTCTATTCATTTTTATTACTATTTTTTATAATAAAATATAAAAAAATAACTACAATAAATATAATTGATTTACTTTTGCTAATTTCTTTTTTGTTTTTATGTTTTTTTGAACCTTTATTCATAAGTGTATTTTTAAAAAATAAAGAGGTTTCAAAATATAAATTATATTTGCGTACATGTTCTTTGATATATGTTTTTATTTGTTTATTGTTTTCTAATTCAGAGACATTGACTTATGTATTGACGTATATATGTGCGTATATAGCATTATCATCTATAATACAATATTATTCTTTATTTATTATTGATAAAAAAGGCAATAAACGCTGTAAAAAACATAATAAAAACCATAATAAAAAACATAATAAAAAAAGATAATATCTCTAATGAGTAATAATATTACTATAAAAATATAATATATATATAAAATGTCTCTGTTTTTATCATGTTTAGCAGGAACATCATGTAAGTTATATGATGATTTATCAGATAATCCATTCTTACAACAGTTTAAAAATGATACATTTATGGAATTTTTAAAAGGAATCCATTATATTTCATTTACAGCATTAAGTATAGACGAACCTATATTTTTTGTAATTAATTATATTGGTAATTATTTACATAGTTTGACAAATAAAGAAGCATTTAAAGACCCATATGAACATTCATTATTCTATTCATTTTTACTATTAATATTCATATTTATATTATACAATAAAAAAGTAAATTATTTAAATTTAAAAGATTTATTATCAAGTGCTGTATTTTTGTTCTCATGGCTATTTGAACCAATATTTACATATGTATTAAACAATAAAGAAGTTTCAAAATATAAATTATATTCTCGTATATATTTTTCAATATCTACATTTTTAATTCTACTTTTTAGTGATTCAATTGGATTAAAGCTTTCACTTGCATATATGTGTGCTTATATGTCTCTTTCTTCAGTTATACAATATTATTCATTATACATTATAAAAAAACAAGATAAAATATCCCACAATAAATTAAATACATTAGGTAAAGATAATACATCAGAATCGGATGATAAACAAAATACATCCGAATCGGATGATAAACAAAATACATCGGATTCTGATGATAAAGACAAACAAATATCAGATAATGATATTACAAATCTTAAATAATTATTTATTTACATAATCCAATACCGATAAAATTAATTTTTCTTGGTCAGTTAATTTTTGAAAAACTAAACATTCGTCCATTTTTATTCTGAATAAACGATTCATGTTATTTTTACATGTTAAAGTAGTACCATTATTTGTTGCTAATATTTCACATATTACACCGCCATTCGTTAATTTCAAATTTTCAATATAATTCATATTTATCCATCTAATATATCTCCCATAGTTAATTTCACTTATATCATCTACAAACCTATATTCTTTCAATTTAGTATGTAATATTTTCATATCTTCTTTACTAAAATGTAATTTTTGAAATATGTCATTTTTTATTTGTTTTATGATTCTATTATTTAATTTTAAAATACTTTGGTTTGATTCGTTTTGTATAGCTTTTTCCAATAATTTTTCGGCATCAATTTCATTATCCATTAAAATAATAATACATTAATTTTTAAATATATTTGACATATTACTCAAATTATTTATGCCATAATAATTTGTTTTAGTAGTAGTATTAGATTCATTTACAATATATTTAATATATGCTTCATTATTTTTATTATATTCAATTACTTGACCACAAAATTCATTGTCTTGTATTTTAAATGGTATTAAACAAATTATTTCATTTTTAGTCAATCGCAAATTTTGATTATTTACATAAATTATCATGTATTTAATAAATGTATTATATAACATATCTCTTAAAAATGATTGATCGTGTTGAATTTCATTAAAATCAATATTATTTTTATTATAAAGTGAATATATATCTCTTAATTTTCTATTTAATAATCCTTTTTTTAATCCCCACAATCCGGCCATAATATGTGAACGATGTTCAGGATGGTCTCTTATAGTATGAACATAATATTTACTTTGTATAAAATGTAATATACACCATATATCTCTATTGTGTATTCTAGAATCACAATCTCTCACAATCATCACATTTACATCATCTTCATCTATAGCAAAAAAACGATGTATTCTAGTGTTATAACCTATTACATTAGTATAAAAAATTCTAACTTTATCATATTGTGAATATTTTTCAATATAATCGTTAGGAACTCCATTTCCTACATAAATAAATATGTAAAAATCAGGAAGTTTATTTTTAATTATTTCTATATTTTCAAGCAGACCTATACAATATTTTTGCTGAGAACCATAAATACAAAATGATATAACTTTCATATAATAAATAATATATATAATAATATAATATTTATTACTCATGTATATAATTGCCCCATGCCATACCTCTTCCATGACAATAATCTTTTCTATATATTTCTTTAACTCTTCTATAATATAAAAAGTCATACCAAACACTGGTAGGACCTCTATTAAAATCTAATCTCCAAGGGTCGATAAAAACAGTATCGTCTAAAATAACAACAGTATCTTTGTGTGATAAATAAAAACAATTTAACATATCCTCTTTTGCGGTCATATAATCGTGTCCTCCGTCAACAAATATGATATCAAATTTAACGTCTCTGTTTTCATATATAAAATTAGGAACTGTTCTTTTACTATCACCTGTTATCAGTCGATGTCTATTAGGATACTTATTATCTATATATTCTTTTGCGATTGAAACATAATCATGGTCACCTAAATCAAATGATACAACAGTTGTCTCATTATTACAACTTAAAAATAATTCTGAACTATGTCCACCATTAAAACCAATTTCCATAATATTTAATTTTTTTTTACCAAATGAATTTACTATATTCACTAAATCGTTAACTTGTTCATTTACTTGTTGTATATGTCCTTCAATACAATTAAACCCATGAAAACTTAAATGCTCTGTAACATTTGACATTATATATCTTGTTTTATAATTTTATATTTAAATTAAAACGCATATTTAATATTTATTATTATATGATTAAATCATAATTAGATTACCTTTTACAAATACTAACTGATATTCATTCCATAATATATTTCTAAAATAATGAAACATTACGTCATCTGTATAATATTTATATTTGTGATTATTATCGGCTTTAAGTTATATATCAAAAATAATATTTATTTTAAATCTTATTTAAAGAAATTTTAAGAAAAAACACGTTTTCCAATCTTTCCTGGCCATTTCATTTTTGGACATTTTTTTTGTCCAAATTCGGCCGGCTACTTTTTTTGGCCTTTTTTTGTGATTTTTTTATTTTTTGATTTTTTTGAATTTAATAAGAATCGTTACTAGTTATCATCATAAATATATAAATATAGACAAAATACCTTACCATAACATTTTTATAAAAAAATAAAAAAAAACGATTTAGAATAAAAAAATGTGTTTCCAATATAGGAAACCGATGGAAACCAAAAATGTAGCCAAAAATGAAGAAAAATCATATTATTGTGAATATTGTGACTATAATACGTGTAAAATTAATAATTTAAATAAACATTTTTTGACACTGAAACATATCAGGAAACGGGAGGCTATAGTATCACCGGCTACTTTTTCATCATTTTCATATGATGATATATCATGTGAAGCAAAATCTTCGGCTACTTTTTTTGACACTGACCAAGAAAATTTAAAAATAAAAATGTTTAAATGTTTAAAATGTGAAAGAATTTATAAAAACAGGTCCGGATTATGGAAACATCAAAAAAAGTGTAATGATTCATGTCAAATAGCAGATACTAGTTTAGTTTTGAATCAAGAAAAAGATACAATAGAAGATAAAGATTTAAAAGAAATGGTAAAAGAAATGATGAAATGTTTACAAAAAGATACTGAAATGAAAAATGAATTGTTAAATCAATTAAAAGAACAAAATAAAATTATTGTAGAACAACAAAAATCCATAAATGAAATGATCCCAAAAGTTGGAAATAATAATAATAATAAATTTAATTTGAATTTCTTTTTAAATGAACAATGTAAAGATGCTTTAAATATGTCGGATTTTGTAAGAGGATTGGAAATACAAATAAAAGATTTAATGTATACAAAAAACAATGGTCTTATAGAAGGAATTAGTAATGTATTTGTAAATGGATTAAAACAATTAGAAACAACTAAAAGACCAATCCATTGTACTGATATAAAGAGAGAAACACTTTATATAAAAGACCATAATGAATGGGAAAAGGATGAAGATAATAAAGAAAAATTAATGAGTGCTTTGAATTATATTGCTTTAAAACAAAGAAAGGCTATTTTAGATTGGGAAAAAAACAATCCCAATTGGCAAAAAACAGATAAAGGAAAAGAAGAGTATATTAATCTAGTTAAAAGTGTTATGGCAGAAGTTCCAACAGAAATTGTGAGAGAAAATAAAACAATAAAAAATATAGTAAAAGAAGTTCAACTTGTAAAAGGAATTGATATTTAATTTAATTTAATTTAG